TGCTTCGGACGTTACAAAAAGAAACAGAAATGGCCAGACAAAGTCTGGTTTATACTCTTTGTTTATCCCAATGGAATGGAACTACGAAGGATTTATTGACGAGCACGGACTTCCAGTTTTCACTACTCCTGATGTCGATAGGTTCGACCCAAGCGGTGAACTAATAGATGTAGGCGTAATAGATAATTGGCAGAATGAAGTAGATGGTTTAAAAGATGATTCAGATGGTTTAAACGAATTCTACCGTCAATTCCCAAGAACAACAGAACACGCGTTTAGAGATGAGACTAAAGGAAGTATATTTAACTTAGTTAAATTATACGAGCAGATAGATTACAATGAAGAGATGTCTAGGACACTAGGCGTTACTCAAGGTAACTTCCAATGGGTGAATGGCGTTAAGGATTCACAAGTTGTTTTCTCCCCAAACCCAAAAGGTAGGTTTAAAGTCAGCTGGGTTCCACCTCAACACCTCCAAAATAACATTGTCGTAAAGAATGGGGTTAAACACCCTGGGAATGCACATATGGGTTCTTTTGGTTGTGATAGTTACGATATATCAGGAACAGTGGATGGAGTTGGATCCAAAGGAGCTTTACACGGGTTAACAAAGTTCTCCATGGAAGACGCTCCAGCTAACAGTTTCTTTTTAGAATACCTATCAAGACCTCCGACAGCTGAGATGTTCTTTGAAGATGTTCTAATGGCTTTAATCTTTTACGGGATGCCAATATTAGCAGAGAACAACAAACCACGCCTATTGTACTATTTAAGGCGAAGAGGATATAGAGGGTTTAGTATGAACAGGCCTGATAAAATTTGGAACAAATTATCTGTAGCAGAAAAAGAAGTTGGTGGGATACCCAATTCAAGTGAGGATATAAAACAAGCACATGCCGCTGCAATCGAGATGTATATTCAAGATCACGTAGGTATTAAACAAGATGGATCTTTTGGGGATGTATACTTTAATGAGCTCCTGAATGATTGGACGAAGTTCGATATAAACAAAAGAACAAAGCACGATGCATCTATAAGTTCTGGTCTAGCTATCATGGCTAACAACAGACATTTGTATGCGCCTAACGCGACGGTTGAAAAACCAAAACTAAATATAACAGTTTCCAGATACACGAACACTGGGACAAATTCACAAATAATTAAGTAATAAATATGGCAGAGTCTGGCATTAAAAGTTATTTTCCAAGTCAAACAGTTAGCGATGCTGAGAAGTTGAGCTATGAGTATGGATTAAAAGTTGGTAAAGCTATAGAACAAGAGTGGTTTGGTAGTAACGGAAGCTCTAGTAGGTATGGGTCTAATCGCAATGATTTTCACAATTTAAGATTATATGCTCGAGGTGAGCAGTCTATTCAAAAGTATAAGGATGAGTTATCGATCAACGGTGATTTGTCCTATCTTAATTTAGATTGGAAGCCTGTCCCGATCATACCCAAGTTTGTGGATATCGTGGTTAACGGTATTGCTGAGCGAACATATGACGTGAAGGCTTATTCTCAAGATCCATTTGGAGTAGCTAAGAGAACGGAGTACATGGAGTCTATATTGACTGACATGCGCTCGAAGGAGTTCAATGACTTTGCTGCCAAAGCTTTTGAGTTAAACCTTTACGAGAATGACAAAGACTCACTTCCAGAGACGGAAGATGAACTAAAGCTACATATGCAGCTCTCTTACAAGCAGGCCGTAGAATTAGCAGAGGAGCAAGCTCTAAACGTATTGATGGATGGAAATAACTACGAGTTGATTAAGAAGCGTTTTTATTATGACCTTACTGTGTTAGGTATTGGAGCAACGAAAACATCATTCAATACGTCAGAAGGAGTTGTTATTGACTATGTTGATCCAGCTAACCTGGTTTATTCACATACTGACTCACCTTACTTCGAGGACATATATTATGTTGGTGAAGTTAAATCTATACCAATTAACGAATTAGCAAAGCAATTCCCACACCTAACGGCTGTTGATTTAGAGGATATAGGTAAAAACAAACCCTTTGTCCGTGGCGATGGTGGAACTAATAGGGATGACAACAATACAATTCAAGTTGTATACTTCAACTACAAGACCTATATGAACGAGGTATATAAGGTTAAAGAGATGGGTACTGGTGCAGAGAAAATAATAAGCAAAGATGATAGTTTTAATCCACCAGAAGACAAGGAAGGTGGGTATAAGAAAATGATGAGATCTATAGAGTGTCTTTACGAAGGTGCTATGATTCTTGGTACAGAGAGATTACTGAAGTGGGAGATGGCTAAAAATATGATGCGTCCTAAGAGTGATTTTACTAAAGTAAAAATGAACTATGCTATTGTGGCTCCTAGAATGTACAATGGTAAGATAGAGTCTCTAGTTGGTAGAATTACTGGATTTGCTGATATGATTCAGTTGACCCATTTAAAACTACAACAAGTATTGGCTAGAGTAGTGCCTGATGGTGTTTATTTAGATGCTGATGGTTTAGCTGAAATAGATTTAGGTAATGGAACAAATTACAGCCCACAAGAAGCTTTAAACATGTTCTTCCAAACAGGATCTGTTATCGGTAGGAGTTTTACTTCCGAGGGTGATATGAATCCTGGAAAAGTACCTATCCAAGAATTACAAACTGGATCAGGTGGCCAGAAGATGCAATCGCTAATCCAAACGTATAACTACTACATGCAGATGATTAGGGATACAACTGGGCTTAACGAGGCTAGAGACGGGAGTACTCCGGATAAAAATGCTTTAGTTGGTGTTCAGAAGTTAGCAGCAGCAAATTCAAACACTGCCACCAGACATATATTACAAGCTGGGTTGTTCTTAACAACTCAAGTAGCAGAATGCCTATCATTAAGAATATCTGATATTATAGAATACTCTCCAACCAAAGAGGCTTTCATACAGCAGATTGGAGCTCACAATGTCGCTACGCTTGAAGAGATGTCAGAATTACACTTATATGATTTCGGTATCTTTATAGAGCTAATGCCTGACGATGAGGAGAGAGCAATTCTTGAGAACAATATTCAAATGGCGCTTCAACAACAAATCATAGAACTTGCCGATGCTATAGATCTTAGGGATATTAGGAATATAAAACTCGCTAATCAACTTTTAAAATTAAGGAGAACTAAGAAACTAGCGAAGGACCAACAAGTACAACAGCAGAACATACAAGCCCAAGCACAAGCGAATGCCCAAGCGCAACAACAAGCTGTTCAATTGGAAATGGAGAAAGGCAAAGCATTGATGGCAGGTCAAGCTCAAATGGAGCAACTAAAAGCTCAGCTTGAATCTCAAAAAATGATGCAAGAAGCTGGTCTTAAGAAAGAGCTCATGGGATTAGAGTTCCAATACAACCTGCAATTAAAAACCGCTGAGGTTAGTGGTATGAAACAGAGGGAAGGCGAGAAGGAGGATCGCAAAGATGAAAGAACAAAAATTCAAGCGTCTCAACAAAGCGAGATGATTGATCAAAGAAATAGTGGTAAACCACCTAAAAACTTTGAGTCTGCCGGTAATGATATACTAGGTGGAGGATTCGATTTAGGTAGTTTCGACCCTAGCTAGAATTATTAATTATTATTATATTATATCATGGAAGAAGAAAATGAAAAAGTAGTTGAAGAAACTACACAGGAAACAACTGTACAAGTTGATGAAACTAAATTTGAATCAGCTGGAGACGACAGCGTAATTAAAGTTGATTTAACCAAACCACCAGAACCAAAACAAGATGAAACTCAAGAAAGTAACGCTGACGACAGCGGAGTGGTTGCAAGCGCTGAAGATGCCGACGCCCCACAAGAACAAGAAGAAGTACAACCGGAAGTTCAAGCACAAGAAGCTACAACACTAGAAGAGGTTGTTACCACTACTGAAGAGAAGGTTACTGAGGTTGAGGAAGAGGTGTTAGAAGCGGTTGCTGAGGCTAAAGCTACTGGAGAGCCTTTACCGGAGAATATACAAAAGCTAGTTGACTTCATGGGTGAAACCGGTGGAGATATCAACGATTATGTAAAGCTTAACCAAGATTATAGCAAGCTAGATGATGACTCTCTATTAAGAGAGTTTTACAACCAAACAAAACCTCATCTAGATAACGAAGAAATTAACTTCCTAATGGAAGATACATTCTCATTCGACGAGGACATGGACGACGATAGAGATATACGTAGAAAGAAATTAGCGCTTAACGAGCAAGTTGCCAGCGCTAAAAGCCACTTAGACGGGCAAAAGTCTACATACTATGAAGAAATTAAAGCTGGATCGAAACTCACAA